ATCCTATTGTACACAACATCAACCATTGCAGTTTAGGATGCTTCATTACATGTTCGTTGAACAAGTGCTTGTTAGCAAGATCATTAGTAGCACATATATAATACGATTGCAATTTAGAATTTGCCTTGATAGCACTTGACCATTTTATAAGCATGAAGGGAGTAAACTTTTTCTTTTGTTCTTCCGTTAGACGGTCATAATAACCATAATCTTTACGATCAATGGCAGCTAGTGCTTCGAATAAATCGAAATCTACCTTCTCAAATTTTTCGTCAGTTGGTGTCTTTGCTTTCGCCATACTTTAGAATACTTGATTATAGTCAACGATTTCACAATTGCGGCTTATCTCTTTGACGAAATAAACACAACGCGGCTTTTCGCTATCATCAATTGGTACACATAAAAACTGCCCGTTTCGTAGTCGTGGAGCGTACCAAGTTACATCGTGATAGATATCTACTATTTCTATTGGTAAGAAACTAGGATTGAATGCAGTCAACGGGTTGAATTCAAATGCATGAAACCCGCGATCATTCAAACTGCTTAGTGGAAGTGTTTCTAAATCACCGTGTTCTTTTTCGCCAATCAATACTTGCCAATCTAATGGCATTTTTACTGTTTTGTTTCCTATCTTTAGTACTAATGCAGGTGCATTGAAACTTTCTAAAAAGATCAATGGAATATAATGGTAATCTACGTTTTGTGGATTGCTATTATCCAATATTGCAAAACGCAAATCATCTATTTCGTCCGGCAATGTTTCTAAATTGTAATATTTGTTATCTAATGTTAGTATACGCATGTTGTAATTTTACTACACTTATTTCTAGTAGTCAAGTTTCTCCAAACTAAATGGGTACTTTGCTTCCTTGTAATATGCCTTACGTTGTGTCAAATGACGTTTGGCAAACTTACAATCGCTTGTGATGTCCCAAATTTCTACATGGTCTTTGTCCTCAGCCTTACGAATACCTCGACCAATACTTTGTATAACACGTACAAATGATTTACCCGGTTCAATCAATACCAAATTGAATATACGTGGTATGTTGATACCCACAGCAGCGACTCCATATGTAGCGATAATCACTTTATTAGCACTTGTCTTTACCTCATCGTATTCTTCTTTACGTTCAGTAAGTTTTGTTTCGCCACTAATAAACACGCTATCCTTTATACGTGATTCTAATTCACGTCCTGCGTTTACACGATCAACAAGTACTAGTGTATTGCCACTTTCTTTGATTCTATCAATTAGATGTCCAATTTTATCTAAACGTTCACTATGTTCTAGTAAATGTTTTAGTTCACTTTGATAGTTACTAAACTCAACGCCGTCACGCAACTGTACAATATTGACATGACATTGTGCAAGTACACCCTTCTCTTGTAATTCTGCCGCACTAAGTTTGCCAATAACAGGACCTAAACTTACAAGTAATGATACTTGTTCATACATAGCCTTAGGTATAGTACCAGTCAGCCCCCAACGTATAGGAATATGACTAAATGGTCCTGTCAATAGTGACTTGAGTGCATCTGCTTTAGCCATATGTACTTCATCTACCATGACACAAACAACATCTTCTATAAACTCTTTGATGCTAATATCTGTATCACCACTACGTGTATTTTTCAACAGGTTGTTTAGACTTTGCCAAGTACAAATCGTATGACGTTTATTATACTCTTTGCGATCACCAAAGTATACGCCTACATCAAGTCCTAGATTGATATAATCTGCTTCAGTCTGCACAACTAGACTCTTGTTGGGCACGATAACAATACTGCGACCATAATACTCAATGCTCTTTGATAGAGCAGCAGTCATAATAGTTTTGCCTGCACCAGTAGCAACTTCCTGAATACATTGTGGGTTTTTCAAAAAATTGTTTACGATATCTACCTGATAGTCACGCAACATGATGGGTTCACCTTCATTCACATGACCTTTAGGCCATAATTTGTCGCTAAAACTGTCTGCTGCAACTTCAGCAAAACTATAACTAGTTTGATATTCTCGTAGGTCAACTAGTTCAATATCGTAATCATATTCTTCAAGTATAGGCACAATATCAGGTATCAAATTGATATATGTACTGCCCGCAATACTACAATAACTTACCTTACCGTTCCAACGACCAAGACGGACCGCAGGTAAATAACGTGCGCCCGGAATCTCATGCTCAAACTTACGCATCAATGCCTTACGGCAGTCTAACTCAAGACCTTCAATCTTGCAGTTTACTTCATCCTTGATGATTATTTTTGCTTGTCTCATTATTCAACTCACGCAAACATTTTTCGCATAAACAGTCATTATAGTTTTCAGTTTTATCTAGTCTTACATATGGTTTTTCAAAGCACCAACAATCATAACCTGACCCGTTACATATAAACTCAGAGTTGCAACGTTCACACTTTATGTTTCTCATCTGATTTTAATAGGTCTTGAATTAGTAATTGTAATAACTTTTTCTACATTAGTAAAGGGTCCGCGATAAAAACTTGTGCTTTTTAGTAAGATACCTTTATCGTTATTTTCTGTATGAAAGGGTTTACAATTTATACCTTGTTCTAAAAAGGCAAGTTTCACATCGTTAGAAATTACTTTATTATGTATGATGTCTCTGGCTGTAAAAACAGTTTCTATATCAAGGTCTTTGATGAGCGAAACCAATAAATCTAGGTACTCAATATCAATTGTATTATAAAAATTAGCCGCTAGTTCTAAATGTGGATCCTGTTGCGATACAGATTCATCTATTTTGATTCCATATTGACTCAATATAAAAAGAGTTTTTGGACTATCATCAATAACAATATTTTGTGTAGCAGAAAAAACTTGTTCATTACAGGCAGCAATATAAAACTGTTTGTCAACTTTTATTAGTGTAGGTGTCCAATATTTTACATCTTTGTAATCCTTTACACTATCAACCAATTCTTTCACCTCATCAGAAAAAACAAAGTTTGTGAAGTATTTAGGAACAATGTTTACAGCCACTTTTAGATTGTAAGTACTAAGTGGCGCAACATATTGTTTGTTCTGTTTGTCCCATTTATACTCATGTAACTCAATTTTTTTCAGTGATGTAATAAATTGAGTATTGAATGGACTTTTTATTATTACATTACCCTTCTCAATAAAAACCCGTGCTTGTAAATATTCTAATTTTGATTCTAAAACCTGAATTTTCCACGGTAAATGTAGTAAAGTCTGTATGTCATACCCAGATTTTTTAATTTGTTTTTGATATTTGACTAGTAGTTTGTCAAATAGTTTAGTTTGATTTTGAGTAATAAATTGTTTATTTTTGGATGCGAGACTTATGTTATATAAAAAGGAATAATCCTTTTTACTAAGGTGAATACTACCACTTATAAATTGATTCAAAAATTGATCTTTTGATAACATCAAAATATCTTAATACAAAGAGGGAAGAAAATCTATATACCTGGTAAAATTGTTTTACCATTTATAATTTTGAAGATTATCAGGAAAAGGGTATTGTTCCGAAACATTAGTAACTTTATTGTGTAAAAAACCGGCTCTTACATCACCAATCATACCACTTAGAAATGAATTGAATGCTACAGTATATCTAGTTGTCTTATACTTATGTACTTGTATGCCGTGATCTATAAACGATGGCCAAATTATTAATTTTCCAGCACTAGGTTTTACTTCAATTCTTGTAGATAACTCTTTACTTGCTTTGCCAAAAACGGGATAAAGTATCCTATAAAGTTGATCTTGAGGATAAAAAATTGTGGTTGTGTTCGGATGATCAGTTACATAGAATAACCCACTGAATACGCTATATGCATGAAAATGTTTATCGGCAATCTCTCCAAATTTTGCTCGTACTACCCAAGAATCACACACTTCTAATTTACCTATAGTAAAATGTTTTTCCCTTACTTGTTCTAAACATTTCTCTATCCATTGAAATAAATTTGGTTCATAATAACTTCCTAATTTTTTATTTCCTAAATCAAAATAACCTGTGTGACTATATTGGTACTTTTTGTTTTCTATGTTGTTTGAAGTAAACTGCAAATTAGAATTTTTTATATGTTCTAAAACGATGTCTGCTATAT